AAAAGATTGAATCATGGAGATTCAATTGGAAGTCTGTTGGATCAGCTAACACTAATAATCTATCTTCGATCGATCTATGGAATGGTTCATCAGCAGGACCAAACCATCATATCTCCTTTGAAAAAGATGTATCATTAGTACAAATTCTTCCACAGCTTGCTGATATGATCAAAGCTGGAAAGGTAAAGTCTGGCAAATTTGTAACATACCCAATGGGTGCTCCTCTCAACGAAAGCCTAGAAGACGACGAAGAATGCGAAGAGTTGAATGAAGCAGTTAATCCAGAAGATGCATATGATAATGTAGTTTATCTTATCTCAAGCCCAGGTTTTACAAAGCATAAGGTCTATAAGGTTTGGAAGTATCTTGGTACTAAAATCTTCAATGAGCTCGAAGCTAGAAATCCAGCTATCATCACAAAGGATGGAAGAAAGTATAATTGGTCTGGAAGTGATGCAGATGTTAAAAAGCTTCTTTCTCAAAAGAGCGAAATTCTAGCAGCAATCGGCACAACTCGTGGTACTGTCCGTTCAGGAACTTCTAAAGAAACATATTCTTACAGTTCACAGCTTGACGAATTAGAAGCAAGTCGTGAGCGATTGTCTTATGAAAAGCAATTGGCTGACTTAGAGAATCTGATTAAGATGACAGTATCTGGTGCAGCGAACGCACTCTTCATCGCAGGTCGCGGTGGTATTGGTAAGACATTCACAGTTGAAAAGGTACTAAAAGATGCAGGTTTGTCTGATGGCAATGGTTACTTTAAGAACACTGGTACAGCATCTGCTGCAGGTATCTACTCACTCTTGTTTAAGAATCAAGACGGTATTATTCTTTTCGATGATTCTGATGATGCACTGAAAGATCAAGAATCACGTAACATTTTTAAAGCTGCTACTGATACAAATAAGATTCGTAAGTTGGTTTGGAATAAGATGGGGAAGAACGTTGTTGAACCTGACGAATACGAAGATCCTCAAGAACTGATCGATGCTAATTTGATCCCACGTTTCTTCAACTTCACCGGTAAGGTTATCTTTATCTCGAACTTGAAGATGGACAAACTTGATCCTGATGGTGCTCTTCGTACTCGAGCGTTTATGATCGAGATTGACCCTACTGAAACTGAGATCTATGACTTCATGGAAACCATTGTTGGTAAGATTAAGTTGGATGGTGATTTCGACCTGGACTTAAAGACACGTACGTCAGTTGTCGATATGCTACGTAAAGGTAAGTCTAAGCAATCTGCTAATTTAAGAAAACTGGCCCGTGCTTTAAACATGATGGCTGGTACTATTAAGTCTGGCGTAAGTGTCTCTAAATCTGAACTCACCCGCATGATCGAAACATATGCTTAATACACTAAAATCCTTTCAAACGTTTTTACTTGAGGCTACTAATTTAGTGCCCGCAGAATTAAAGAAATCTGCTACGGCTGGTCCTTATAAGGATCAAGATCGTACTGATATCCTCGCAGATCTTATTAAAAAACAAATTCCATTAGAGCTGAAAAAAGGTGGAAAAATAACAGTGGCCAATATAGAAGACGCCTTATCTTCTATTAAACAGTTTAAGAAAGATGGTAAAGCATTTGATCTAACTGGCCTCGACGGTAAAACCGTTTCTTCATCGGCTCTACTTAAAACTAAAGAATTCGGTGGAGGTGCAGGAGCTGGTGGTGGAACAAAGCAGACAGCAATTGGTGAATCTGCACAATGTGTATGGATGGCTGCCATGTTGGAAATTGGATCTGCAATGCCAATTGATAGTTTCACTGATAAAGTTCTTACTAAAGCATTTAAGTCTGTAAGCGTTGGAGGCACGAGTCTTGAACAAATCCTCGCACTCGATGATAGTTGGAGAATGTCATCTTATTTAACCGCGCAGTATGCTATTCAGAAGGACATCATTGAAAGAGGGATGTCCTTCCATCGCGATGATAAACTCATGAAGGCAATTTACTCCGCTAAAAATACTGCATTTAAAAATAACGGGTTTAAACCACTTAAAGACGATAAGTGGAATCCTGGTGATATCTGGGCTGCAGAAAATGGTTTCAATATAAAGGAACTCGATACAGCTTCAGTAGAAGGTCTTAATAATGATATTTTAGATTTATACCTTCAAAAAAGATTAGTTGGTATTTCGCTTAAAAAGGTTTCTAAAGCAGTTGTTGGCGTTGAGAAAAACGTGGTGAGACCTCCGGTAACAGCTGATCATAAATTCACGAGTGGTCGTATCAAGTCGGTGTCAAAAGGTGAATGGTATACAACCAAATCTAATTTTGTAGACTTTCAAGGCGGTTACATGACCTTAAGTGCCAACAGCGCCTTTGGTTCTCACAAAGTAGAGATTAAAGGTAAGGGTGCGCGCGGCGGGGGTGCATCTTGGGGAGTAATGCAGGATGCAGCTTATAGAGTCTATGGAAAGAAGCTCTTGCCTAAGAATAGCGACCTCAAGAAGGAAGCTAAAGCGATCGTAGCAGGTGATGAAAAGGCACTTAAGAGTTTTACATCAATGCTACAAAAACATGATAAGAGAATCTCTATTGATCAAGTTGTTGAAGAACTTGAGAAGCTTAAAAAAGGAGCAGATGTCTGGGTTCATGGCAAACTCGGAGGATTACACGTTCTTAACATCTTAGCGGCTGGAGGCAAGAAGGCCGATCAATTTGTCACTCAGCTTGTTAACTACGCTGGTAGTTCAACCTCTGATTCTAGCGCATACATAAAATTAGCAGAAAAATAATGCGATCTCTAATCGAAGCCTCTAACAAGATCCTAAGCAATGATATTACCGAAGCGGAATATCAAGGTAAGAAGGTCGAATTGAATAAGCCATTTCGTGCTGATGACGGTAAGAAGAAGTTTTATGTCTATGTAAAGAACGATAAGAACAACATAATCAAACTTGGTTTTGGCGATCCTAATATGGACATCAAGCGCGATGATCCAGCTCGTTTAAAGAATTTTAGAGCACGCTTCCAATGTGATACTGATCCAGGTCCAAAATGGAAAGCAAAATATTGGTCTTGTAAATTTTGGGAAAAGGGTAAAACAGTCACTGATCTATTAAAGTAATGAAAACATTTAAAACATATCTATCCGAAGCTTCCAAAGCTGGTAAGAATACTCACATGCAACATCTTGAGGATGCAGTCATTTATGGCGGTGTCAAAGGAACGAGAGAAGCGATCTTTGCTCTCCGCTCTTTAAGAGATATGCTAGCGGGAAATAGTAATTCTTCAACTGATGTAACAGTCAAATGGGATGGAGCTCCTGCAGTTTTTGCTGGTATCGATCCAGAAGATGGCCAATTCTTTGTTGCTAAGAAAGGTATCTTCAATAAAGATCCTAAAGTGTATAAGTCAGAAGCTGAAGTAAGAGCTGACACATCTGGCGATCTTGCAGAAAAGCTAGTGATTGCATTTAATGAATTGAAAGATCTTGGCATTAAGGACGTGATTCAGGGTGATATCATGTTTACTAAAAGTGATTTAGCAACCGAATCAATCGACGGTGGGAAGTATATCACCTTTCAGCCTAATACTATTGTTTATGCGGTACCTGCAAAATCAGCACTCGCCAAAACAATACAAAAGGCAAATCTCGGTGTTGTATGGCATACTACATATACAGGAAAAGACTTTGAATCAATGAAAGCATCCTTTAAGGTTAATTTAAAGGGCCTCAAAAAGAAAGCTTCTGTCTGGTATCAAGATGCTAACTTCAGAGATATTTCAGGTAAAGCGACGCTATCTGCGAGCGGAACAAAACAAGTATCTGAGGCACTTGCCAAAGCTGGAAAGATATTTCAACAGATCGCGGGCTCAACTCTTAAAGAACTTGAATCTAATCAAGCCCTCGCAATTAAACTTGAGACATTCAATAATACTCTTGTTCGTAAAGGCCAGCGCATCGGAAATACGACTAAGCATGTTCAAGACCTTATCACATGGTTTGATGAGAAGTTTAAGAAGGAATATGAAAAACGTTCAAGCGAAAAGGGTAAAGCAAGCGTTACAGCAAAGCATGAAGAGGAAATGAAGTTCTTCTCGAAAGAGAATAAGAAAAACCTTGATCTAATGTACCAATTGCAAAATGCGATTGTTGACGCTAAGTTGCTTATTATAAGTAAACTAGATCAGGTGAAACAACTTGACACTTTCATTCGCACTAAGAACGGATTTAAGGTTACTGGATCTGAAGGCTTTGTTGCAATCGATACAGCCTCTAACGGCGCAGTGAAACTGGTCGACCGCTTAGAATTTTCAACTAACAACTTTTCTCCAGATACAATCAAGGGTTGGGAGCGATAGTAGCAAAAACATATAAATAGAATTATGAACAAGTTACCTATAAATTTCAAAGACTTCCTCACTGTAGATTACACGCAGCAAGCAGGAACCAATGTTGATCCTGATGGTATACTTGCATATCAAGCGCTTAAGCGTAAGAAACGTCTCGATGAAACCAGCGCGGAATCTCTGCCTGTTTTAGAAAAAGCTAAGAGACCAATAGAGAAAAAATAATATGACTATTCATCCCCTAGGACTGATCACCACTATTGAAGGACCACTGGCTGCTATTAATTTAGACGGTGCAACTCACGTTTATGCTGTGGAAAAAAATAATGCTGAAGCAATTATACACATCACAGATTCTGAAGGAGTAGAAATAGCTTCTTTTGGATTAGCAGGCAAAGGCGCGCTAACCTTTCGAAAAAACCCGACCGATAAAATATACGCTTCTACAGCGAACACTCACTTCACAAAGATAGGATACGCAAACTAGTATTGTATAAATAATGAAATCATTTAAGCAGTTTACAGAAGCGAAGAAGAAGGAGATAGTTTTTACATTTGGTAGATTCAATCCTCCTACAATAGGTCATGGTAAGCTTATTACCAAAGTCGCTTCTGTCGCGAAAGGTAACAACTATCACATCTATGCATCACAGTCGAACGACCCGAAGAAAAACCCGTTAGAATACAAGGAGAAGATCGTGGCAATGCGCAAGATGTTTCCGAAACATGGAAGAAACATTGTTGACAATAAAAAGGCAAAGACGGTATTGCACATTGCATCTTCTCTTTATGATCAAGGATATACAAAGATAACAATGGTCGTTGGATCAGACCGCATCTCTGATTTTAAAACACTATTGAACAAGTATAACGGAGACGAGGGTAGACATGGTTATTACGATTTTCCAGATGGTATTTTAGTTGTATCGGCTGGAGATAGAGATCCTGATTCAAATGATGTTTCTGGAATGTCTGCTTCTAAAATGAGAGCAGCTGCAGCCTCCGGAGATTTTAAAGCTTTTTCAAACGGCTTACCGAAAGAATATGGCGAAGATATGACACTCTTTAATCTTCTTCGTAAGAGAATGGGACTAAAAGAAGTAACAAACTTTCGAGAGCACATTGAATTGAAAACCACTACCATTCGCGAAAGATACATCGCTAAAGATGTGTTCCTTGTTGGTGATAAGTTCGTAAATCAAAATGATGAGACTCACTCTGTCACCGAAAGATGCACTAACTATATCGTTGGCAGTGATGATAAGAAATACTTCCTCGATAAGATTACAGAAGCAAAAAAAAAATTAGTTAAATCGAAATATACTAAGAAGTTCAAAGATATGTTTGGCGAATCAACTGAAGAAGGGATTCGCAATAAAGCGGAAAAAACTGGAATCTCGTACGAAATACTAAAACAAGTATTTGATCGTGGACTAGCTGCATGGAAGAAAAGCCATCGCCCTGGTACAACAGCTGTTCAATGGGCTTATGCCAGAATCAACTCGTTTGCTACTGGTGGTAAGACGCGAACAACAGCCGATGCCGACTTATGGAAAAAGCATAAGGGAATAAAGGAATCGAAGGATATCGAAGAGGGCGTTGATGATCCAGCAATCTTCAAAGCAGTATTCCTCGCTGGCGGGCCAGGATCTGGTAAATCATTCACAGTTGGTAAGACTGCTCTCACCGCCCTTGGATTTAAGATTGTTAATTCAGATGATAAGTTTGAAGCGCTATTAAAGAAAGCTAAACTTGAACCGACACCAGATAATATCTTTAGTCCTAAAGGCCAAGAGCTTCGAAAGAAGGCAAAAACTCAGACAGCAAAACAACAGGGCCTTTATCTCGAAGGTCGGCTTGGATTGGTGATTGATGGAACAGGTAAAGACTATACTAAGATTAAGAAGCAATCTGAAATGCTCAAAGCGCTTGGTTATGATGTAGCAATGATCTTTGTTAACACCGATATGGAAACAGCGTTAAAGAGAAATAAAATGCGATCACGATCACTTCTCGATAAAGTAGTACAAAAAATGTGGACTGAGGTTCAAAATAATATTGGTAAGTTCCAATCTATATTTAAATCTAATTTCGTTATTGTGGATAACTCTGAAGGTTCAAACATTGAGAAGGCAACAACATCTGCATATAAAAAGATGGCAGCATTTGCCAAACAAGCGCCACAAAGCAAAATTGCGAGAGACTGGATCTCAAAGCAACTCGGAGAAGGCACAGGCAAGTATAAGGGAGAAACATGGGAACAAGGATATGAGAGACGAGTAGTTAAAACTACAGATCCAGAACACCTTGAAAAAGGTTATAAATGGCGTATAAAGGGAAAAGAACGCCCAGAAATTTCTATTAAGCTATATAAAGCAAAACCAGATTTTAAAGAATACAGTAAGCAAATGAAACGAGTAGCTGGTCATGAATTTGGAAAATAACACGATTATGCTACAAATGAAATAGCATATATATATAAATACAATATTACAGCACGCACATAACTATAATGGGATCAATGAGAATACTAAACACAAACACCGCAACTTACACAATCGAGCTCCATGAAGCTAAGGTTGTTCCATTTAAAAAGCTTGAACAAGCTTGGACTCGTACCGGCGGAGATAAAGCTAAACAAGCAAAGCTTATTAAGAAGCATGACTTAAAGACGCTTATCTCTACAGTAAGACCAGGATCAATCAAGCTCGGTGTTATGAATAAGCTAAATCATGTAAATGGAAATGCTACTGCAGCTGGTCTCGATTTAGACGGAGAGTTGATCTTCATTACGAATAATCCTGTTAAGATCATCTATCCCAAAAAGAGCTCTCGCCGTCCTGAAGGAGAAGAGATTGAAGAAGCAGATGATGGCGCGATCGTTGAAGAGAAGGTTGAAGAGAAAACGAGTATCGCTACACTTCGCTTAAAGAAGATTGCATCGCTTGCTATTAATGAGGATAATCAAGGTTTGATTGAAGCTTTTGTTAAGTCTGAGACGTTTAGTATTGATTCGACTCCAAGCAAAATTAAAGAAGCGTATAAGATATTTGAAGCAAGTGCCAAGTGGATTATCTATGACAAGAAAACAGGAAAGCAACTAAGCCCGTCAAAGTCTTGGGTAAAATGGCAAGGTGCTAAAATGGCTGCTGCTAAGATTGGCGGAAATGCTGAACCAGCTGACGCCGCATGGTATCACGACAATAAGGCTAAGTTGCTGGGTGAAGCTACTGATCTTAACGAAGTTAGTGCAGGCCAATTAGCTTTATTGGATACTCAGCAGCTTATGACATTTTACACGATCTTTAGTCGAGTTAGTAGTCCAAGAGGAAAGGAAATGACACAAAAGCTGAAGAGAGAGTTATCAAAGAGAGATGACTTTAGCGAGTCTACCGAGCTTGAAGAAAAGATGACGCTTAAAGATGTCATCCGCGGAGGCACTCGTGTCGCCCGCGTTTTAAAGAAATCAGCCAGTGCTGCAAGCGCCTTTCTAAAAGATACGATCACTATAAGTAAGAAAGTCGGAGGAGCAATTGGACAACTAATGTCTGATCCAGAATTCCAAGCAATATT